GAAAGTTATACATCCATATATCTTGAAGGCATGACTCGTAGATCACATAAACAGGAAGCCGCTCCTCAAACTATGACATTCAAAGAGCGGATGAAACCTAAGACATGGAAGCAATTAGCTGAGCTAAGAAACTATGGGATGTAATTCCCTACAGTTATTAGCTTGGTACAGTTCGTCTAACGAATCTTGCTGAACATACTGTATAGGATCTCGATAACCTGCTTCAATAAAGCCTCGAATCCTTAGACTAGAAGACGGAGTGGTAGCATCTGCCAATCCGTCTTCTCTATTACTATAGCATGTCCATGTATCAGCAAAGTTGATATTACATTCAATACCTTCATTAACAATATCAGCTTTACTCATTTCAAGTAAAGGAGCTTCGATTGTAATTTGATGCTTTCTATTCTGCGAAATTAGCTTGTTAAACGAGCTAATGAAATAATCTGTAGTATCCCAGTAACCAGCAAGTGAATCTACTTGAGCTGCACCATACCAAATCGTATCTGCTTGCATACTTTCTGCATACGCACAACAGATAGATAGAAACATTTGATTTCTAAATGGTACATATGAAGCTGGTTGAGCATCACCTGCAATCTTACTAATATCTGGGTTATCAATCTCAAGATTAGTTAAAGATGATGTAGGTGAAATATCTTTTAGGTATTTTACATCTAACACTTTATTTGTAAAAATCGTGTTAGGGTATTTCAACTTAGCATCGTTAAGCTGCTTACTAACACACTCAATCTCTCGATTATGGCGTTGACCATAATCGAGAGTTAGTGTATGAACTTCAGCAAAGTCCTGTCTACCAGCCATAAACAGAAGCACGGACGAATCCATGCCTCCACTTAATAATAAAATTAATTTTCTAGATTTCATACTTCTGTATCTTCAATATCTTCCAGAACCTCATCAAGTTCATCTTCTTCCTCTTGTGATGATGACGAAGAATACTTCCACTCAATAGCGATCTTCTTTTCTAGTTCTGGTATAAATGTATTTTCCCAAAGTTCGGTATTCTTTCTGAAGTTCTTATAGTAACCAAGCTTTGTGCCATCAGGTAGTTGATATGTAGATCCTGTCTGAACAACAATACCAAAACCAACTAACAAGTCAAGCAATCCATAGTATTTGTTGAGACCATTCGCGAAAGAAAGATACATCTCAACTTCAAGATACTGTTTAATGAAACGATTCTTACGAGTAAGAGCTCGTAGCAAAATACCACTATAACTCTTTTGACCAACAGCAATAGTTTTATCAATTGTCTTACCGCCATCATCCTTCATTGGCTTACGAGCAATCTGAACAGTGACAGATGGTAGATAAATTACTGACTTACCACCTGGCATATTTTTCTCAAGCGATGGAAATAACTCCATTGGATTGTCATAAACATGCGAAGTACAAATAACAGTAGTACGTGTTAAGCCACCCATATTTGTTAATGTCTGCATAAGCGTCTTCATCGCTCTTGCTTTTGTACCAGTATCTTGACTAGTATTGTCTTTATCCATTCGTTTAAAGTCCATTTCAGACTGTAAATTACTAAGCGAGTCAACAGCAATAACAAACTGCCCTTCAAGTTTCTTTTCTTCTACTCGATTTAAGAAATTAAAGACCGAGTTACGTGTCTGTTCAATAGTCTTACACGGTACATACTTTACTTTAGATACATCAAGACCAGCAGCTTCTGCACTCTCAGGGTCAATAGCATTCTCACTATCAAAGATAACAATGTGTTTACCCATCCGTTGTGCATTAGCAAGAATTCTCATTAAGAATCCTGTCTTAAAGGTTTGTGATTCACCTGCTAGTACAGTTACACGTCCTGCTGGTATACCTTTAAAGCACGAACCAGAAATAATTGCATTTAATGCATACGAACCTGTATCAATCCAATCATCAACTCTACTCAGTGTGCTTTCATTAAGCCATGTAGCATAAGGATTCGCTTCATCTAGTAGGTCCAAAGCTGACTCTACTTCTTTTTCAATTGCGCTTTTAGCCATATAGTAGATTATATTATACTACATGGAAGAATCTAGTGTTATTTCTTCTTTTTACGACCGCTCTTCATGTTAGCACACCAGTGAGCCATTCGTTGCTTTTCTCCGCTACTATTTTTAGCTACACGTCTCAGCTCTGTAACACTTTTCTTACAGTTAACGCCTTTACGTTTTGCGAGACCTTTACGACCTGGTTTTTTACCATCTGCATAATTCTCTTTCAATATCTCTTGTACAGCTTCGTCGAAGTCCATATAGATATTTATACAAAAAAATCCTGCTAGCAGAAACTAGCAGGATTTTGGGTTATAGATTGATGTGAGTTATCAATCTTCAAATAGTTTAATCACAGGAGCATCACTCTCTTGTACTGGTTGAGGCGAATTAAATGCCTCATACTGCTTGATAATACCTTCAGCTAGTTGAACAGAAGACTCTACGATTGAACCTCGTTGAAACGTCCAGTCATTAGAAGTCTTAAAGTCTGGGCTAAGCAATTCCATAAAGATATATGGAAAGGATTGTACCTGCAGTTGACTCTGATTAGGTTGAACATGGAGGATGATAGGGTTACGAAGTGTTAGGGTAGTATCAGTCTCATCGACTTGCTTACCTACAACTGTACGACCAATATGATCAATAATTACTTTAATTTTCTCACTCATTACAAATCAATGATAAACTATTAATCTTCTTTTTCAACTTTAGAACCAGTTTTTCCGCCTTTTGTTTCCTTAAAAGAAATATCAACACGCTCTTTCCAAGAGAAAAGAGCTCTTCTCATTCTTTCAATTTGCTCGTGGTTATTGGTTCCCGAACCATCATCAACACCGTTCATAACATCTGCTACGATTTTAAGAACCGCGTTAATACCTGTAGATTTGCCTCTCCAAAATGCTGGATGAGCTCTCGGTGTCTCGTCAAAAACTGGGTTATCTAAATATTCCATACCAATACTTACTACCTATCACGATTAAATCAACTAAAGAGATCTGCAAGTTCAGTTCTTACACTCATACTAGGTTTACGAATCTGCCAATCGACACACTCGTAAAATCTTTCGATAGAGTTAAAGAGAATCTTCTCAAACATCTTCTCATAGTCAATCTTAAACAGTTCAGCAAACTCTGCAGGGTATTGATACTTAAACCCTATCACATCCACCTTATACATGTTTGGCTGCTCGACATACAAATACCTCACCTTATCACCAGAGTTGATATCTTCATATTTGTTTTCAATTCCAAGTTTACGTGTAATAGTATTATGCAAATATGCAGCTTTGACATGGATAGGTGTACCCTTACCTACCGATAAGTCCTTACACATCGCGCTATACTTTTCATATCCCTTAATACCCATGACTGAAGCAATTGCCTCTTCAGGAAGAGTCTTGAAGATATCGTATGTCTCTTTCAGAGCCCTATTTGTTTCCAAAAGTGAACGTGTTGTTAACATCGTCTCGATAATGTTCTTAGCGTAGGGTTTAACAGCATTAGGCATAGAGGTACGAACTACCTCGACACCTGTATACTTGAACTTCTCAGCTTTGATACCTTCTTCATCAAGAACATGAATTACATAGCGTTTCTTCTGCAGCATAAGTGCAGTATCTGCTATTGTTTCACGCTTAAAGACAAATCGAGGATCCTTAGATCGGAGAGCTGCCACAGCCCACTTGTTAATATTACCATTCAAGAAGTCTTCAATATTTTGAACAGTCTCGTAAAAGTGATCTGACACATTATTGCCATCTTTTAGCTTCACCTGATCTTCAATACACTTCAAAGAGAAGTAGCAACTATCTGTATCAGAATAAATCCATGAGCTATCCAACATTTCAGGGTCTGTTACGCCAAAGTTATCAGATAGATATTGTTGCAAGAGTTTACCTGCTTGCTTAATTACTGCCTGACCTGTAAGAGTTACAGAAGATGCAATATCATCATCACCAATAGAAGCTTGCTTATTGCCCATGAATCCATAACACGAGTTCAACAAAACTTTCTGCACCATTTGCAGTGTATTTGCTCGAGCGATATCAACACTAGCTTGAGCTAGCTGATTTCTTATCGATTCGCTATCACCTTCTTTTTGCTTCTGCTTAAGCTCATATTGATTCTGCTTCAACTCGCCAAGCTTCTTCTTTACAATCTTTCTCTGATCATAATAGTAATCAAGAAACTCAGGAATAATACCTTTACGCTTTTGGGTAAATAAGAACCCTGCTTTTGATAATGCACACTCTTCATGCTTGATAAACTGTGCAAACTTTTCATTCGTAAGCTTCAGCGTCTTTCCTGATACATGATAAATGTTTACATTGTTAGCATCCACTTTTTCTACTCTTCCAATCTTTGTTTCAGGTGAAAGATTGAGCGAGATCATCACATTCGGATATAGCGAGTTGGCATCAAACGAAACAACATTCGATTGAAATCCTCTCTTTGGTTCTGATACATACGCGCCAGGATTCTTACCACCGTCTTGTTTACGTATGAAGGTAGATATAATCTCTCCTCTATTACGTGCTCGAATAGTTAACGCACCAGTAATAACTGATAGAGTACCCATAGCACCTTCTAAAGTAGTTAAACCTACATACGCTAACATCTTCAACAAGCTTACATATTGCAGCTTTTCCTCAAGCTCAACAATAATGTTAACGTCCATAATGTTGTACTCAATGAACTTATTCCAATCAGTATCTGCAAGAGTTGCAAGGTCAATATCACCATAATCAATCTTGTTCATTCCAAGTTCTAGCTCACCGATTGCATTAAGCTTATATGACTCTCGCAGCTTAAGACAAAAACGTCTATAGATATCCATGTAGTCAATACACGAAATACCTTCGATGTAGTATCGTTTTTGTTGCTTGCCATACTTACCAATAATCTCTCTAAAGTAAACTCTACCAGTCGGTGAAAGACGTTTTACAAAGTCTTCACCCATCACACGCTCACATCGATTGACAATATATGGTATGTCGAAAAACTCTGATGACCAACCCGACAACACATCAGGATAATCATCTTCAAGATATTCTACAAACTTAGTGAACAGTTCTCTTTCACTCTTACAATGAGTGTAAATAATATCCTTTCTATCAGTCTTAAATGCGCCAGTACCGAAGGTAAAATATGTCTTACTCAAGGTATCATAACATGTAATAACATTGATAGGGTGGGATGGGTTATTAGTATCCGGAAAACCTTCACTAGACGGACTGTACGTCTCAATATCGAGAAATACTACCTTGAGATCATTCTTCGTAAATTCTGGTGTTTCATTAACCTTCCAAAAAGTATCTAACAAGTACTGCTGCACTGTAGAGATATTCTCGTATAATTTACGAATACCAGATGTATTTACGAACTTGTTCCTATCATAAGAAGTGTTAAACACTTTCTTAGTAACTCTTGTTTGATAGATAGACTTCTTCTCGCCCTTTGTATCCTCAACATAAAGATAGGGACTAAAAGATGTATCGTAACTTACTCTGTTACCATCTTCGTCCCATGTAAAAAGTTTTATAGCCTTAGATCGGCTATCATATACTGCATTCCTATACATTCACCCAAGTATACGGGCGTTCGTTATGGATTCCACTTTTTAAGATATTTACGGTCCGACGAACCATATGGTGTAGTTAACGCTTCAATATGACATCCGATATTTTCTGGTCGCTCAAGAAAGCGCGACTCTCCAATCTCGCGAAGCATAGCAATATTGTTGTTGTATGCCTTTCGGTCTCCAAGAACACTATCAAGTTTTGCTTCAAGATCGTCGCCAGTTTTGAACTTAAGAAACTCTGGAGCATCTTTATATGTTTCCATATCTTGCAACAGACACGGCAATCCAAGTGTACACGCTTCGATATATTTGATATCAGATTTTGATCTGTTAAAGCTATTATCAAAGAGTGGTGCGATCATAGCTTGAGCATTTAGATCGTTAATAAATGATGGATACTCTTGAAGCGATTTCCATGGATGGTATTCTACTTTACCTCTCAATACAAGATCAGCAAGCTTTGGAGGATAAGAGCCAACAAATATCCACTGATACTTATCAACAGTTCTTCTCACCATATCAATAACATGAGAGAAGTCGTCTATACCACCATTCTTATTATCTACATCATAGTGCGCGCCTGACCCTGTGTAGAGGACGCGAGGCTTACGTTTATTTTTTAGATACTGATCCTTTACCTTGTTTGGATTGTATAAATGACCCATCCAGAAATACGGAACAAAGTTTGGTATAACTGTTATTTCCTTCTTACCTGTTTTCTCTTTATAGAGATTGCGAATATAATCACATGTTAGAGTTACCTCGTCACATATATTGATCATATCAATACAGTTATTTCTGATCTCGTCACTATCGAACGCAAACTTAAAGCGATTGTAGTCAGGTATATCTTCCCTAAAGACAACATCATCAACCTCATAGATCATTTTGAAGTTATGCTCTTTACTAATCTGTCTTACATACTTCATGAACTCTTTCTGTTCAGGAGATGCTTGGCGTTGAAACTTTACAGCACTTACACCACTGTACCATCTTGGATCTACAATCATCGATGTAATAGTACTTGACATACCTGCACCTATCATGTTAATGAGATATTCAGGCCATAGGAGACGATATGCTCCACAGCCTGAATAGTCGCCTGCGTAGTTCAAAAACCGAGGTAGGCCTGCTTCTTGTTGTACAGGCTTTGCTGGTTGTTGTTGAACTGCTTGTTGGAGAAAAGCGCCTTGTGGACTAACAATAGGCTGAGAAAACAGTGTAGGAATATACATAATAATATGTAATCATCCTTCCTCCGTTATCCACTACTCTGTGTAATTTACTCTGCGCGTAATACCTCCTGATTTCTCGAGAAAGATAATATCACCTGTTACAGCTTTAAGCGATTCTTTTCTATGCGAAATAACATAGATACACTCACTAAGCTCATCAGCTCTTTCTTGAAGAATGTCTGTTACAATCTCGATACCTTTACTATCGAAAGATGAATCAAACAGTTCGTCGTATATCGCAATGTTGTAACTCACTCCGCCTTGAAGACGTCTGATATCTGAGAATGCAAACAAACACGCCAAGTCAATAGCCTTTCTCTCAGCACCCGAAAAGTTAAAGTATGAACAGTTTTTACCTTGCTCGTTTACAATCTCCTCTTCGAAGTATTCGTTAAAAATACACTGAGAGTTTGAATCAAGCTTTTTAAGATAAAAATGAAGCTTACTATTGAGCAGTTCGAGAAGCTTATTAACAATATAAGACTTTACACCTTCTTCACTTACAATAAACTTAACAACATCTAGTTTAGAAAGTTTTTTGCTTTGCTTACCGACACTTTCAGCAACAGTATCTCTCTGTTGTTTAGATGATTCAATTAACAAAGCAAACTCGTCGCTATTGTCATCAAGGTGACTGAGATCTTCATCTAGCTCCTCTAACCATTTTTTGAGTTGAAAAATTCTATCGTTAAAAGTAGAGATACGGTATTGGTTAAGATTGTTAGATATGACTTGCTGTTGCGTTTTCTCAATTGCACCTCTAATCTTGTCTCTCTTCTTTCTTAATTCTAGTACTTCATCTGTACTACTTTTAAGTTCATCTGCCTTCTCAATTATCTGCTGTTTTAGAGATTGCTTTTCTGCTTCGATTACCTCTTTATCGTGTTCTTCGATAGGTCGTAGACACACAGGGCATGTTGAATCTTTTGTACCAATCTCTTTACACTTTTCTCTAAGGTGAGCTACGGCACTCTTTACATCAGCAATAGATTCTACTTTAGTAGTTATCTCTACTTCTGTCCTTTGATCAAGCAACTTGAGCTTGTCAATTGTACTATCAGCAGCAGATACATCGACAATGCTTATATTAGATATAAGACCTTCGATCTCCGCAATTTCATTTTCATTAGTAGTCTTACGAGAAATATACAATTCACGCTTCTCTTTCTTTTTTTCTTCTAGTTTAGACTGTTGCTGCACATATGAATCATATGTATTACTCAGCTCCTCAAGTCTTGCACTACCGATATCAAATTCTTTTTTTGTCTCTAGGTATTCCTGCCTAATTACAGCAGTCATCTTACTGAAGATTTCCATACCAAAAATATCTTCGATAAACTTTCGTTTTTCGACTTTATTTTTTGACATGAAAGAAGTTGCGTTATTGACTGACATGATAACACAGTTCTGAAAGAGTGAAGGTGAAGCACCTAATACACTACATATATGCTTCGTTGTATTACCTATACTGTCGCGTGTTATGTCTACATCATTCTCGTAAAACTGCACCTTGTTAGGGTTAAGCGTTCTTACAATTTTGTATGTATTCGAACCCGTTGTAGTTTCGACCTTAAAACTCAACTGTGCTGCTGCAGTACCACCTACGATATTATTAACAATAAGATCTTTCTTAGGAAGTGGGCGAAGAGTTTCACCGAAGATAGCAAAGTTAATGCCATCCGCAAGAGTACTCTTACCGATTCCATTCTGTCTATCAGGCTTATCAAGGTTATTACCTGTGATAATATTAATACCAGATCTGAACTCGATAGAGACAGGTTCTTCACCTACAGACAAGAAGTTCTGAAGGGTTATTTTTTCAAAGATTACTCTCTTCATATTAAGCAACGTTTATACAGCTCTACTGTATATTGTAGTATATCCTTTTTATTCTCTACATCAAGTATATTAATAAACTCTTCGATAGCTTCTTCAATATTGATACCTGATAAGTCTTTATTAGTAAACGATGGCTCGTCACTCATAATTACATCATACTCAGTAGCAAGATGCTCAGGCTGCAATAATGATAGCTTACGTGTTAAGAGCGTCATGTCATCTACTGTGATACTCTTATCAACTTTTACTTTAACAAAGTTTCCCTTGAAAAGCGACCTCAAATCATCAGCAGTATAGTTATTATACGCTATTTCACCAAGAGTTAGTTTAACATAGCGAGGAGAAATAGTATTTTCAATAAACTCATAATTATTTGTCTTTAGATCAAGTACATAATAACCTTTTGAATTATTAGCATCACTAAAATCCATCTGGAATGGATTACCGCAGTATAAAATGGTGCCCTTTTTATATTTTTTCTCGTGACGTGTATGAAAGTGACCTGATATAGTTAAAGGTGCTCTTGATATAAGATCTTTAATCTTTAAACCGTCTTCGCACACCTTAGAACCGTTCATACTAAAGCTTTCGATCTCAAAATGACCGAAAATTGTATCGCACTCAGGTATATCAGATATAGAAGTGTTCCACGGACAGAAAGTCAGCTTGCGACCGAACTGTTCTACAACTTTGACAGTGTCTATAACTGTAATATTACTTCTTCCCTTAAAAATAGACAGAGAATGAACGTCTGTCCTATGTTTATAGTAGATATCATGGTTACCAATCAGTATAACAATACTAAAGTCTGATAATATGTCTAATATATCAGCAGATACCTGCAGTGTATTGACAGATATCTCACTTCGATTGTGATGCCAGTCACCGCAAAAAATAATATCAGTTATACCCTTTGCTTTTAATTCTTTTGTAAGCCAATTAGCCCATTCGACAGATATTTCATGCCATCTTGGACTATTTGTGTGTACACCTAAATGCAGATCTGATATAACTGCTACTTTACTCTGATTAATCTTCATTGTAGTAGTCGTCATCGTCGCTTTTTGTAGGTGATACATAAACAAGGTTGTTACATGTCTTAGGATCACTCATAATTTCAGCATAAACTCGTTCACGGTAATTCTTTTCCGCTTCATGATGACGTTTTTCTTTTTTAATACGGTTAACAAATGCGTTATATGCAATAGTAGTAAAATATGAGAATGGATTGCACTCATCTTCACCACCTCTTTCAGTTCGCTTATCAAAGCTATACTTTTTTCGCTTAAGAGCTGAGTACATTTTAATAAGAGCATCGCCTATCATCTCTTCTTTGTATGTATAGTTGATAAAAGAGCTACTATAACTCAGACCATAAGCGATCTTATTAATGTTTTCAGCTAGATCATCAGTAAGATTGTCGGATTCGTAAAATGTTCTAAGAGATCTACTAAACACCTTTGGGTCAACATAGTACTTCTCCTTATCTTTATTTTTAGCCATACGCCTATTATATTTTAGTGTATAGCTTAATCAAGTTAATTTTATACTCTTTTCAATAAACTTGATATGTTCTTTCTTGTATATATCTTTTCGCTTATCGCTATGTGATCTACCATACTCCAACTCATCTCGAATGTCGTATATGTTGAGTAATGACTTACTTTCGTGTAATCTCAGTCCACGACCTATAGATTGTACAGTTCTAATAAAGGATTTACCACCACTGGCAAAAATAATATTGTGGATGTTCTTAATATTGACACCTGTCGAGAAGATAGCACTGATAGCTATACATACAACATTGTCTGATGTCTCCATTATCTGTTTAATCTTATCTCTATCTGCTACTTCCATTGAGCCAGATATAAAAAAGACAGCTTTTGTTGTATCTTTACTTAAGGTCTCATATAAAACCTCGCCGTGTACAATCTGATTGACAAGAATAAGAGTGTTGTTAGTGAGTTTATTACACAACTTGTATAATAAAGTGTTTCTTTGCTCGTTATTAGTAATAAATTCCAGTTCATCTCTATACTTACTATCTGTTAACTTAGGAACATGTGCATTGTAATGCAATCCTAGTATATTTATCTCTACATTTGTTAAGAACTTCTCTTCACGAAGCTCTACACTCGGTTTTTCATACAATACAGGTCCAAATTTACCATATAATGACCAAACTTCGAGCTTATCTTGTGGTAGTGTACCTGTAAAACCGAATTTTCTGTGTGTTTTGACCTTAGAAACAATTTTACTAAGCTCATTTCCGTGTTTAGCCTTGTGTACTTCATCAACAACCAGTAGATCTACATACTTTACCCACTCTTCTGTGTCGAATCTACTACATAATACACCAGTATTACATATAATTACATTAGAATTCATGTCTGGAGTGTCAGATCCTGTCCATTTCGTCGTAGAATAGGTGATTCCATACAAATTTAACTCATCATACGTCTGTTTTACCAGTCCTAAGTCGGGAACTACCAATAAACACTTAAAAGTCACTGGATTTGCACAGTTTCTGTAGAAATTCTCAATTAAAGACGCAGTTGTTAGTGTTTTTCCTGCACCTGTACCAAGAATACACAGGCCTCTACCTACTTTTAGTGAGTTTTTCACTGTTTCATACTGATAATCACGTAATTCGTACGTCAAACCAGTAAAAACCTCACCAATACCAGGTGTTTCAAGGGCTTTTTGTAGTGTTTCACTCAAAATCACAGGTATATTGATAGATTTTGCAATAAGAAACTGTCTAATCTGCCAATATAACCCTAGATCACACTGTCCAGTAGGTGTAATGATGTACTTTCTACTAGCAATATGACGATATCTACGTCTTACAAAGGCTGGTACCTCGTTTGGTACTGAAAAATACTCACGAATCTGCGAAAATACATCACTATCTCCTTTGATGAGAAGCTTCTGTGTACTCTTATTGTAGTCTAATTCTATCAAAGCTGTTCAAGTTTTTGAATTTCAATGATATTTTTAATATCCCAACCCACTTGGTTTAGTACTGATGTAGCTTTATCAAGATACTCAATAATGAACTCATATTCTTTGATCTGATCGTTCAATGAACCAATCTCATTTGATGATTCAGCAGCTATTTCTGCAGATTGTTGCGTTAATTTAATAGGTGCTTCCTGTTGAAGACGTTTAACTATTTGTTTTTTAAGCGCTTTTTTCTGTTTTTGTAATGAATGTAGTTCAATTTTTGCATCAATTAGACGAGCAGCCCAGAAATGTTTACGAGCCGGTAAACGTAATTGTACTTCTTTAATGTTAAAATCATTAATAACGAGGTCATTACCAATCTCCTCTTTATATTTTTTAATCAAATCCACGATGTAATTATAACTATTGTTTCACATTAATCAACTGTAGTGTTGTATACTATAATTTGTTGCATAAATAAAATTATAATGAGTAAGCACAGAACATTTAAGCAATTTTACGAAGATATAACTGTATCTGATGCACTTGGAGGATCACCAGGATCAACTGATAGTATATCTGGATCAGATTTTTATGCACCAGGCGATTCACGCGTACCAAAATTATTAGGTGTAACATCGCGTAGAGGTAAGGTCGGACGTAAATCTAAAAGAAAACATAAAAATAAAACGAAATAATATTATGTCGTCTTTCTTTATCTCTTAATCCTCAGATTTATTTACTCTATTGTTTCAAAAGTCAACTGTATATGGAAAAAAATTTCGGTCATTGGTCACTTTCACTTGAGTCACATCAAAATCTTGATAAGCCTTATGGATTTATCTACCTTATAACAAATAATTTAACAGGTAAAAAGTATATTGGTAAAAAGCAATGTCTAACAATCCTTAAACGTAAGCCATTAAAAGGTAAAAAGAACAAAAGACACGAAGAAAAAGAGACAGATTGGAAGGATTATACATCATCTTGCAGAGAGTTAAATGAAGATATTGTTACTCATGGTAAAGCTAACTTTACATTTGAAATATTGAAGTGGTGTGAATCAAAATTTGATTTAGCTTACAGTGAGATTAAAATGCAAATTGAAAGAGAGGTTCTGTTTAATGAACAATACTACAATGGCATTATCAACATTAGGGTCTCAAGACCAAAACACAGACCTTCGACACTGTAGACCTATTGATCTCAATAAAATAATTGATGATTCTATTACACAAACGTATTATCAGTGTGATTTAATAGGTGTACCTTATGATCTAACAGTGAAAGATGTTGAGAGTCTGTTCTATCATAACGTTATAGTTCATTATATAGAACAAAAAAAGTTAAATATTCACTGTCAAATAGAGTATATTTTTAAAAAAAGACTGGTTAGTAAGGATATTTTACCTTATATTCAGAAAGTTTTTAAAATTTTATGTATTAGTAAGGTATTAAAACCTAAAAATTTTATAAAAAAGCTAAAAGACTTTGCTAAGAGCTATAATCTAAAGTATGTCGATGAACATGTTTTGACTGATTGTATGAATAAACTTGCACTGTTGAAATAAATACACATATGAGTAAATTTCTCAAGATTCTAGAGCAAGTAGATCCACAAAATTCAGATAGACAGGAGATGGTACATAAACTTGCAGAGCTTTTAAACTTAATTAACAGCGTTGATGTAAGTACAGATGGTGATATGATTACTATCACTGTAGACAATACACCTATCAAGCTTGCTATTATCGATGACACAGATGAAGAAGAAGCTGAGGATA